CCAACTTTTATTATGAGATTGGCTTCTACTCCAAAATCACAGGGCAAAGATAGGAAAATAGAATATATGGCACATTACTGGATGGTATAATGTGCCATTTTTATTCATTAAGCTGATTTCTTTTTGGAATCCAAAAGCTTAGGAAGGTAATCTAAAGCTTTCGTATCTCTTGCGGAGAAATATTTTTCTGCGTGTTTAGGAATCCACTCTTCATCCACATATTGAATAAAAATAGGCAAAAGGGCATTTTCATATTGCCTTGCATCTAATTCCATTCCACTCGGGAATTTATGTTTGTAAGATTTGTACTTGCCTGCTAATTCAGAATAGTTAAGCTTTAAATAGGTAGCAAAACATTTACCCACGCTCACATCTGGGCGGATTTCCTTTCCATCGAAAGCTTTGTTAGGGATTTCGTACCCAACATGATGGAATCTTCCGTAAAGTCTAACAAACAGTTCGTTTATAACAGAAAAATACCCTTTATCCACTCGATCCCAATTATCATTGTACCTTATTACAAAATTAGGGATTTCACTTCTGTCTATACTATAACGTCCGGTTTTCCTTATTGAAGGAATTACAACTTTAGTAATCCATTTGCAGAACTTCTTAGCAAATGGTTTCCTACTCTTGAATACTAAGGAATATAAACCACTCTCACTGATTAGATTAACTCTCCGATTTTGACCTGCCCTAAGTATTACTGAGGTCAGCTTTTCATCTTCATCAAGAGAAGACAAAGATTCGGTAGTGTTAGTCAACCCTAATAAATTACATACATCGGAAGCTACAAACCACGGTTCACCATTAATTTCAATAGTTAAAATATCTGTTGATACATTTGAAATGGAACTTCCATCCATTTCATCGTACTTAAAAATTAAATAATTCATTTCTTTCTTATAAACTTTTAAAAATATTAATTATCCCATCCATCCAACTGGGTATGGCAAATATACATTTTGTTGTCTACAAAAACAAGAAAATGTAATAATAAAAAAGGACAATTACCTTCACAGGCAATTGTCCTCATAGGGATAATATTTATTTATTTTTAAAAGTTTCAGACAATATTAATGTGTATGGAAATATTACCTTTCCAGTTGTATACTGCAAAGGTAATATTTTATTTTGAATAAATGTATGTTTACAGGCAAAAATAAAAGTGATTTTGCAAAAAAATAGATGCAACCAAGTTTCTTAATAAAACGCCCCGACTCATCACGAGCCGGAGTAGTCCAATTTATAAATTTAAAGTTTTATGATGAAGATTGTCTTTTGCGCCAATGTTTTACTATTAGTATAACGACAATCAAAACGGTTACACAAACACAGGCAAAACCGATTTGTTCAGGCAGCGTGGATTCTTTTTTCTCTTTTACCCCTTCAGTCTTGGTTTCTTCATGTTTGGTGGAAGTGGCTTCCTTGTCAACTTTCACCTCCGTACAGTCTTTGGTTGCAGTTTCCTTCTTTTTATTCTTGCTGAAATCACCTTCTACATGCCCGTCAGCCAATAACGGAGGTTTCCCAGTCAGGCTGTCGGGCGGTTTTCGGGTATCATAGATACGAAAATCAATCACATAGTTACTATTAGTGGTAATAAGTTCGCTCAAAGAGGTACTTGATCCGTGTACGATGTTGATAGATTCACTGGCGCTATCCTTGCTGATTACTTCTGTGTTGGATTTGATAGCCTTATGCGAGCTGCCACAGGCAAACAGCAGGAACAGACACATGAAGGGAGCCAGCAATATGTGCCGGCTTATCCAGTTCATAACCTTAGCCAACATAAGAAATATTATTTATGCGGTTCATCCACCCCCGTTTGAACTTGTTGTTTGCTGGGCGTTTCCGGCATATATCCTCGATAAAATCAAACCGTGCAATCTTGATCTGGTCAAACAGTTCACGCGGATTACGGGAATTAACTGCGGCAATGGTCTTGGGACCTACAATGCCATCCACCGTAACACCAAGCAAGCGTTGAGGAATCTTAATTCCGTGCGCACCGGATGCCCAGACCCAATCAACTAATATATCAGCAACTGATTGCGATTTTATCTCATCAGCCTTCCATCTGTCCCAGTACATGGTTTTCAAGATTTCCGTCCATCCCTCTTTTGTGAGATTTTTCAATCTTTCAACTGTAGGCTTGGAATATCCTTTCTTTCGGCAATATGCCTCATAGGTTCCGATAGTCACCCCCATATTGGTAGCCCCTCCCAAATCGTCAGGGTCATTTACAAAACCGCCTTCCCATTTCAGAATAAACGGTGCAAGTTTTCTTACGTCAGCCATACTACTCATTAATTATAATTATTCGATTTTATTTTCTTTGAATTCCGGCAGGATATATTGTATGTTAACCGCTGCTTCATGCAAGACCTTATGAAGTTCATCTTCATTCAAATCCGTTTCATCTGTAAACTCACAAAAGATATTTCCAACCCAATCTTGAGATGAATTAAGCCGTTTAATAGCGACGCTGTTGCATCCATTTGTTGATAATAGAGATTTGGCAACCTTATCCTTAACCTGGTTATCAATATCTGAATAGAACATGAAAAGATTCTTTGCGAGATTTTCTGCAAAAACGGCCACTTCACTCATGGGAAGTGATTGAATGCTTTCACGCATTCCGGCTATACCTTTTCGTTTTACCTCGAACTGCACCGAAAGAAAAGCTATATGCCCCAAGGGATGGGGTTGTACGATATATACCCTGTCTGCTTTCGTTTCATAAAGTACACGCCACAACTCACCGAACACCTTGGCGGAGTTCTCGCTGCGGTGGTAACTTCTTCTTTTCTCTTCTTTTTTAAAATATTCCACTTTTAAATCAGTTAACTTGTTTTTGGTATACTGATTATAGGCGAAATAAGCTGCCAGCAATGTTCCGGCAGCACTAATAATGTTTGCAATATCTATCTCCATTACATTCACCGTTTAATTATTATATGATAAATTATTCATCCTGTTTCCTTTATTTCTCAACTGTCCCTATCTTTCCTGAAAAAAACGCCGAGAATTTATATATATGCAAAATAAATCCATATCCATATTGCTTACTATTCATATTTCACTATCTTTGTCAATACTTTGTTGACCTGATTCTTTCAAAACTATTATTGATTGGATTTAACCTCCCCCCGTCAGACTGTGAAGCCAGACGGGGGATTCCATTATTCGACAGATAGACAATAAAAAAAGAGCCTGATGACAATATTTATTGCCATCAAGCTCCTGGTTACACTGCAAAGATAGTGAAAACTATTCCATATTCAATCCATATTGAAAAAAATAATCAGGAGCAATATTTCGATTATCCGAAGAAATTAAAGAGTCACAATATTAATAGAAAACAAATAGGATTCATGAAATCTACCGGTTGTCTATAAAACCAGATGTTCTCAAGCCTTTATCGGGAAACATCTTTACTTTTCTTTTTCCCTTTTGAACGTTTTTCAAGTCACGCACAATGGTGCTGGAAAGTACCTCCGAATAAATCTGTGTGGTCTTTACGGAAGTATGTCCGAGCAGCTTCTGGACTGTTGTAATCGGAACACCTTGATGCACCAGCAGGGTGGCACAGGTATGACGGCTCACATGGAATAAGATAGGCAAACAGAGCACCGGAAACGAGAAGAAATGATAACGTAATCCATTGGAAACTAACCATTTCTTTATATTCTTCCACTTATAAAAAAAAGCAGGAAAGTGGAGATTATTGAAGATGTTCAGTTACCAAACCGTTAGCAGGTCAGTTACCGAAAGGGAACGAGGTAACGCGAAGTGGATCGGATAATTTAAAACGCCGATATATTACACTGATTGTCATTGTTTTGCATACCGAAGAACGCTTATAAAACAAGTAATTTTGCAACTAAAGTTATAAGCGTATGAAAGTAGAAAAATTCAAGGTTTTGCTCTACCTCAAAAAGAGCGGACTGGACAAGTCGGGCAAAGCCCCGATAATGGGACGTATCACCGTGAACCGGACGATGGCGCAGTTCAGCTGCAAGCTCTCCTGCACTCCAGGCCTGTGGAATCCCCGTGAAAGCCGGCTGAACGGCAAGAGCAGGGAGGCGGTGGAGACAAATGCGAAAATCGACAAGTTGCTGCTTGACATCAATGCCGCCTTCGATTCCCTTCTGGAACGCAAAGGGGAATTTGATGCCGCTTCCGTCAAGGATGCCTTCCAGGGCAGCATGAAGACGCAGATGACCCTGATGAAAATGCTGGATGCCCTCAGGGATGAGGTGAAGAGCCGTATCGGGATAGACCGGGCAAAAGGGACCTATCCGGCATACGACTTTACCTGCCGTACCATGCGCGAGTTCATTGAAACCAAATTCAAGACGAAAGACCTGGCCTTCGGGCAGCTTACGGAACAGTTCATCCACGACTATGAGAATTTCATCCTTGACGAGAAAGGGTATGCCGTGGACACCGTACGGAATTACCTGGCAATTCTCAAGAAAGCGTGCAAAAGGGCTTATCAGGAAGGACACTCCGAGCGGTTCATGTTCCAGCACTACGTCCTCCCGAAACAGACCGTCAAGACTCCCAAGGCACTGTGCCGTGAAAGCTTCGAGAAAATCCGTGACGTGGAGATAGCCCCGCACCGCACGACGCACCGTCTGGCAAGGGACCTGTTCCTCTTCGCCTGCTATACCGGGGTCGCCTACAGCGATGCCGTGACCGTCACCCGGGAAAACCTGTACACCGGCGAGGACGGCAAGCTATGGCTGAAATACCGCCGGAAAAAGAACGAGCTCCGTGCAAGCGTGAAGCTTCTGCCGGAAGCCGTCGCCCTGATAGAGAAATATCATGATGACAGCAGGGATACGCTGTTCCCGATGATCCACTATCCGAGCATGAGAAACCACATGAAGACGCTGGCCGTACTGGCAGGGATAAAGGAGAACCTGTGCTACCATGTCGGACGCCACTCGTTCGCCTCGCTCGTCACCCTTGAAGCGGGCGTTCCGATAGAGACCATCAGCAGCATGCTGGGGCATAGCAACATACAGACGACCCAGGTCTATGCCCGCGTCACCCCGAAAAAGCTCTTCGAGGACATGGACAGGCTTATCAAGGCTACCGGAGATCTGAAACTTGTTCTATAACCCATAAACAATGAGAATCATGAGAAGTACCTTTTCCATACTGTTCTATATCAACCGCGGCAAGATAAAGGCTGACGGAACCACGGCGGTCATGTGCCGCATCACCATAGACGGCAGGAACACCGCCATCACCACTGGGATATGCTGCAAGCCGGAAGACTGGAACGCCAGAACCGGAACCATACGCACGGTAAGGGAAAACGCCAGACTGCAGGAGTACCGGAAGTATATCGAACAGACTTACGAGGAAATTCTGAGGACGCAGGGTGTCGTCAGTGCGGAGATTAACAAGAACCGGGTGACAAGGCAGTTCGTCGTTCCGACACACCTGCTCCGGATGGGCGAGATAGAGCGTGAACGTCTCAGGATACGTAGCAGGGAGATTAATTCTACCTCCACATACCGGCAATCCCGGTATTTCCAGAAGTACCTGACGGACTACCTTGCTTCACTGGGGAAGAAGGACATCGCCTTTGAAGAAATAACGGAAGACTTCGGGAAGAATTACAAGGCATTCCTTATCAGGAACAAGAATTTCAGCACCTCGCAGACCAACCGCTGCCTCTGCTGGCTGAACCGCCTGCTGTATCTTGCCGTGGACAACGAGATCCTGCGCACCAATCCGGTGGAGAATGTCGAATATGAGAAGAAAACAGCACCCAAGCACAAGTATGTCACCCGTGAAGAGATGAAAAGGATACTGGCCATGCCCCTGAATGAAGGACGTGCGGAACTGGGCAGGCGTGCATTCATCTTCTCCTATTTCACCGGACTTGCCTATGCCGACATCAAGCAGCTCCATCCGTGCCATATCGGGACGACGGCGGAGGGTCGGCGGTTCATCCGTATTAACCGGAAGAAGACCGGGGTGGAAGCGTTCATCCCCCTGCACCCGATAGCCGAGCAGATACTGTCCCTGTACAATACCACCGACATGCACAGTCCCGTGTTCCCGTTGCCGAGCCGGGATTCCATCTGGCACGAGATACGGGAAATCGGCGTGATCCTGGGCAGGCACGATGACCTTTCGTACCATCAGGCCCGGCACGGGTTCGGGGTCCTGCTCATTTCAGAGAGCGTATCCATCGAGAGCATAGCCAAGATGATGGGACACTCGAACATTTCCACCACACAGGGGTATGCCAGGATAACGGAAGAAAAAATCTCAAGGGAAATGGACAGACTGATGGAAAAGAGAAGCCAAAGCCGCACACATTCCGGCTCTGACAGCCAATGACAGTTTCGCAGCCGCCTGCTTCCTCGCCGTCCATAAAGTTAGTACAGACTTCATTGAAAGTGAAAAGGTCGGGCGGCCGTGCCGTTTCGGGCAGAATCTTCCTTTGCAGGCAAAGCGTATTCAGCCCGAAAACCTTTCCCCTTTCACGTCTGTACATGGAAGGCTGACGGCAGCGGAAACAAGCGACCGACGGAAAAGTCGATACAACAAAAAAAAAACAGCATACAGACAGTAGGAAACTACCGGTCCGTATGCTGTTCTGATTTTCTATAGGAGGGCATTTTTTTTAACACAATGAAAAAGGCAGGCGGCAAACTGCGCTCCCTCCAAAAAATCAATCCTTTTCGACCACCTGCCAATATCCACCCTTGTCCGGCTGAACTGCTTCTGTCTTCATTCGCTGTTTTCATGCTATAATATATCACAAGTGATTTGACAATATACATTTAGCCGGTGTCCTCCTTATATCTGCTGCATTATGATTTCATTTTTGTATTACTTGCCATTGCCATTATTGTAAATGACATCCAAAAATTCTTCTGCAAGTCTTATATCTTTAATTCTTATAATATTGTCTTCTTCCGTCGGATAGCCAAGGATATTGATACTGCCATACCAGACGGAGGATTTGTCCATAACACATGAACATAATGATAATTCAGGTACAATCTTTACGAACAACCCCTGTCTTCTGAGATAATCCGACTGCCCGTTTTCTGTCAATGTAAGAATGGCCACTTCAATACCGTCTCTTTGGAGTTCTTTCAAGATATTGACAAATTTATTTCGTTCCATATGATAGAGCTTAGGGGAAGATATCACAATGGATTGTCTTGAGGCTTTTAATTCTTTTATAAACGGATGACAGAATGTTATGCCGTTGAAAATCTGTTCTTCATGCGGAGACGACTGTAAACCTTCGGTTGCATCAAACAATGTCTGACAATCCTTGGAAAGTACCCGATAGCCGATGGCGGAATAGCCTTTGAGCCTCTTGCGATACATGCTCTCACAGACAGGTTCGTGTATATCGATATAATCATAGATACGGACATCGGCTTTTCCTTCGTTCTCCCGGTGCAGACGGCCTGCATACTGGGCAACCAACCCTTTCCATGATATGGGGAGGGCTAAAAAGAGCGTATCAAGCCGGGGATAGTCAAATCCTTCTCCTACATATTTTCCGGTAGCGACTATTACAAGAGGGGAATTTTGCGGAATGTCATGCAATCCTTGCAGGACTTCACGCTTGCTTTTGGCTGTTCCTTCTCCCGTCAGTTGAATGACGTTGGCGATATGCGGTTTTAACATTTCGGAAAGCAGCTTTACATGCGACGTCCTGCCGGTCAGGATAATCGGTGTCCTGCCTGCCGTTACTGCATTTAACACATCCTCCACGATGAGCGTATTCCGTAATTCAGACTCTGCAAGCGATTGTGACAATAAGGCGAACGACTGCCTGTTTTCAGTTACAGAGCGATAGGATGTGAATCTTGGAACAAGATAACGCAGGAATGACTGCTTCTGTATCTGGGTCTTGGCATCTGCCGAAAAGCGGATTGGTCCGCACTGCATGAAGATAATGGGTTGCAGTCCGTCCTTGCGGATAGGTGTGGCAGTAAGTCCATAGACATGATGTGCCGTAATATGTCTGAGCACATTCTCAAACGTTATGGAAGAAACATGGTGGCATTCATCCACGATCACCATCCCATATTCCCGTACAAAAGGTCTTACCTCGCCATTTTCAAAACATGATTGCATAAGGGCGATGTCAATGACTCCGTGCAAGGTGTTTGAGGTTGAATCCAAGCATCCTATGGGAGAAAACACTTTTTTCCTGCCACGTTTTCTTGACGTGGCAGGCTCGGCAAATTCTATCTCAAGAAAGTCGGTAAGGCGTTCATGCCATTGCAGGAGCAGCGCTTTGGAATGTACCAGCACGAGTGTGCTTACCTTTTTTCGGGCAATCAGAGCAGCTGCTGTTACTGTTTTCCCAAAAGCGGTCGTTGCCGCCAATACCCCGTTCGTGTATGGCATTAAGGAATTGATGGCATCAAGTTGCTCGTCACGTTCCTTGCCCTTGAATGCAACGGCAACAGGCTTGCCGTGATTGGTTTCATCAATCATTTCATAAGCAACTCCAAGAGATTCCAGCATAGTTGTTACGGCATCCTCACAACCGCGGGGCAGGGCGAGGTAATCATCTGTAAAGTCTGCACGGCAAATAATACGCGGAATGTTATAGGTAGAGATGCGCATTGCTTGTTTGCTGTAAAATTCCGGATTTTTGAATGCGGCTATACGCTTGAGATGATTGGTCACCTTTTCGGATATGGAGTTTAGGGGAATGTATAGTCTGTCCGATTTTTTAATTTTCAGTTTTCCGTTAAAATCTTTCTGCGTGACATCCTGAGATACAGGAAGCACCCAAGGCTTTGTTTCTGAAGAAGTTGCCAACGAACCGAAATCTTCTTGTCTGTGCCGGGCCAATAACATGTCCAAGTCATGCTCATTAAGCTTTTTTACATTGTATAAATAAGCCCATTGGTTTTTGAACTGAAGGAAGTTTTCATCCACAAAGACACTGTTTCCCATTTTCCGTGCCCTGCCTTGCAATGGAAGGGCTATCAGATTTCCGAATCCGCCTTCAGGCATTCTGTCCTGATTGGGGAAGAAACGGTCGTATGAATTGAAGGTAATATGTCCGTTGCGCTTCATGGCCTCAGTAAGGATGGCATTGCCTAATTTCCTGGCTTTACCGGCAGCAACCGGTTCTTCGAAAAATATCCATACATGCGCCCCGTTACCGGAGCGTGAACGTTCGATACTGTACGGAATTCCCCAATTCCTACAAACGGCAGTGAAAGCCAGCACATCTTCCTTATATCCGCGAGTGCAATTCTTGTCATCAAAATCAGCGCAAAGAAAAGAGCATTTATTGTCAGGGGTGACAGCATATAAACCTATAACATCACACCCGTATTCATCTTTTCCCTCCAAATGGCGGTAGATTTCCCGGCTTGTCAGAGGAGCAAGGTTGCGATTCGGGCAATCCGAGCACTTGTATCGTTTCTTGTCGCAGACTCCTCTTCGCCATTCATTGGTACAGACCGGTTGATAGCCTCCCTTTCCCGTTGTCCTGCTGAACCATCTTCGTGCAAAAACATCCGTTCTTCCCTTGAAAAAGCTGCTGAACAATGCTATTTTCTCATCAGGCGTGAAATTGACAGAAGGAAATATTACAGGAGAAAAAATCGGCTCCTTGTCAGAGATTTCCGATGCGGAATACGCAATGCCGTGTTGAAGAAGAATTGATTGCAACTCTTCGTTCTCGGCAAGTAATGCATTATATTTCCTGACAAGCGTGTCGTATTTCTTTTGCAGCTCTTCCATCCCGTTATGCTGCCATCAGTCCGCAAAGCAAAGCGATTCCGAAACTTAGAAATGTTCCGGCAAGGACATATTCGGTTTTTGCTGTATCCGTATCCTTGAACCTCAATATGGATTTTGCGGCTATGATAAAACCGATTGCTTCATACCTGCCTATTATTACAAATATGATTGTGAGAATACGTTCCAGGTTTCCTATCAATGCTCCGGCATTTTTGATATTCTCACAGGATAGTGTTTCTCCGATTTGGTACCTTTTCAAAACCAGCTTGATCAGGACATTGGCGGGTTTGATGCACAACAGTACCGCCAGTATGAATAAAGGCATGGAGAAGTTCCCGGTATAATCCACAAATTGTACAGGCAATTCAGTGGTGATATCAAACTCGGTAGCCACAGCAGCCAATATTGCCAGATGTGCAGCCTGGTCAAGGACAAAACTCCACAATCCTTTGGGACAATAGGCTTTGACAAGATCAATGGCCAGATGTGACAGGGCAATGGTCAAGGCATAAAACCCGAAATCGCTGACCGGGACCAAAGCCCATGATACTACAGCTACAAGAAGCGAATGTACATACAGGAAGCAGCTTCTGAACTTCTTTTCCTCTTTCTGTGAGCAGTATTTGTCATTTTGCAGGTAGAAATCGGCTATGACGTGGCCCAACAGCAAACTTAAAAACAGCCAGCTATTCATATTCGTTAAAATTTATCTGTTCAAAATACTTCAAGGCTTCCTCTATGCAATACCATTTTGTAGCCGATGAAGCCTTGTTTACACCGGATTGTGATATTCCCAGATTTCGGGCTATATCCGTTTCCTTCAATCCAAGCAGTTTGTAATAAATGACCTCGCTTTGGCGCAGGGTCATGTCATTCATGATGGCATCGGTCAGCAATGCGATCGTCTGTAAGGGGCAGGATAATTGTCTTTTGCTTGTACATACAGACAAAGTTCCTTTATTCAAGGCATTCATCCCCTCAAGTGAACGCCCCGACATATAAATGGCCTCGCCATCCCAAATGCCCTGTTCCGTGTTCACTATACGCATGTTTCCAATACCGATAGCCGTCCTTATACCATATGTCTGAAAGTTCTTCGCTTTCTTGTTTTCTGTAATCGGGAAAGACTTGATACATGATTTGATTACAAGAGCTATACGAAAGACATTGGATACATTCTGCATTACACATTCTATATAATCGCCTTTGATTTGACGACCGTAAAAATCCGGGTATTTTGTTTTGAGCAAAGCAAACAGTGCCTCTATCCTTTGCTTTAGTCTGATAGTTTCATCCACGGATAACGAAGTGGATGAAACTATATCTGCCGAAATGGTTGCAAACATATTACTATCTATTGTTTTGGCTGTAAATGTATGAATATAATTTGGCATAGCCAAGAAATATACCCTAAAAAGGGTGTAACATTACTATATACCCAATAAAGGGTGTATCAGTATTGCATTACAAAACCAATCCGCATCATTTAGTGAACCTGTGATGCGGATTCAGAAATGAAGAGTTGAACTTGGCGGATACCCATAATATGGGGTAATATTAAAACCCGGTTCTTCCATTCTGATGGTACGCCTCCTTGTACCCGTCCATCAATGTACGTTCAATGTCGGAAGCCCTGTACAGGATCCTGCCGCCTATCTGGATATAGGGCAGTATGCCGTTGTTGCGGTAATCCTGAAGGCTCCTGCGGCTGACCTTCAGTCTGACGGCCAGTTCCTTGTCGGTATAATAG